AAACAATGATTTAGAATCAATATATCAAAGCAAATACAAGTAAAAACTACTTTTTTTTGTTTGCTGACCCCTTGATAATTTCGGTTTGATGGGGGTTTTTTTTCGTTTAATATTTTTATTAAAGGATAAATTTTTTATCTTTGTGTAAAATTAATATAAATGGATGATTTATTAAAGCAATTTAAAATTGAGTTGATAAGGAATGATTTAAAAGTTGATGATGTTGTAGGTCATTTGGGTTTATCCAAACCGACTTTATACAAAAGAATTAAAAATCCTGAATTATTCACAATTGACAACGTAAACAAATTAAAACAATTAAAATTAAATTTATGAAAACAATCAGTATCAAAGGAAAAGATTACATTACTGTAAATGAGCGTTTAAAGCATTTCAGACAAGAAGAAGGTTACAGCCTTTGGAGAATTAATGAAGATTTAATTCAATTAGATGACAAGGAAGGTATTTTTAAGGTAACTATTTATGATAATCTGGGAAATCCTATTGCATCAGCACACTCTCAAGAATATCGAGATTCATCTTACATCAACAAAACTAGTTTTTTGGAAAATGGATTTACTTCTGCTTTAGGTAGGGCATTGGGTTATTTAGGTATAGGAATTGATACATCAATTGCATCTGCGAACGAGGTACAAAATGCCGTAAACAATCAAAAGGATGACAAAGCTTGGCTGACTGAAACCCAGCTGAAAGCTACTTTAAAAGGGTCAAAAGAACAAGCTGAATCTGTAATCAAAAATTTCAATATGAAAAAAGAGTACAAGGAAACAATCAAAACAAAGTTTAATTTTTAATTTTAATTTATTTTATTATGAGCAACGAAAAAGTATTTGCAAACGGATTTTCTTTTAAACGTAGAGAATCAGCACCTGAATTTGTGATTGGAAATTTATCTGTTAAAGTTGATGATGCAATTAAATTTTTGCAAGAAAAACAAAAAAACGGATGGGCAAATTTAGATATTATGAAAAGTCAAAAAGGGACTTTTTATGTGGAACTAAACACATGGACACCAGACAGCAAGTCAGAGGCTAAAGATGAGGTAAAATCAGATTTACCATTTTAACTTATAGGGGGATTTATTTCCCCCTTTTATTTTTTTATTATGGCAAAAGTAATTTATGACAACACTCCAGAAGATGATGAGCAATTCATGATTGAACGCATTAACAAACTAACAGAATATTTAGCTTATGAAAAAAATAAATCTTTTATGTTAGAGCAACAAGTTGCGTCTTTACAAAACAAAATAAATCAACAACAAACCAAAATAACAATTTTAGAATCTAATGAAAATAATAAACGACACAAATGATCAATATCATTCAAAGGATAGTATAAGTGCTTCAGGTTTAAAAATTATTTACAAAAAATCTGTTGGACATTTTCTAAAGCAAAAGCCTTTCAGTTCAAAGTCAATGGAACTTGGAACGGCAGTTCACACCATTATGTTGGAGGGTCAAGAGCAGTTTTACAAAGATTATTATTTGCTGGCAAAACTTGATTTAAGATATAAAGCAGACAAAGAACAATTCAAGCAGCACGAAAAGCTGGCAAAAGGCAGGAGGCTTTTAAAGGAGGAAGAAATGAAAATTATTGATGGCATAATGTTAAACTTTAAAACTGATACCATTGCCCAAGAATCTTGTGCTGGAGAAGTAGAATTAAGCCATTATGGAGAGTTTAAGGGCGTTCCAGTAAGGGTGAGGCCAGATGTTAAGGGAAAAAATTTTATTGGTGATGTTAAAACTTGCCAAGACAATTCGCCACAAGCATTTAAAAGGGATATGTACAAATTTAATTATCCGCTGCAAGCTTGTTTTTATTCTGATGTTTTAGGTTATGACCCTGCAAAATTTAGATTTATTGCAGTCGAAACTAATTATCCTTATTCAGTCCAGGTTTATCAAATGGGCGAATCAATGATTGAAAGAGGGCGTGAGGCTTATAATAAAGCTTTGGATTTATGGAAACTTTATCTTGATACTGGAATTGTTTCTGGATATACAGAAGAAGATCAAAAAGAAAACGGAATTATAATATTGTAAATTATGGAATTAGAATATATTTTAAAACAAGTAAACGACAGTTTAGGAATTGATATAAATACAAACACAAGAAAAAGAGATTTTGTTCAGGGTAGGTTTTTGTTTATGAAATTAGCAAAAGAATTAAATCCAAGAGTTAGTTATTCAAAAATAGGTCAAGTTTTAAAAAAAAATCACGCTACTGTCATGCACGGCATTAAAACTATGGATGACATAATTAAATTTAAACAGGATAAAGAGTTGATTAAAACATACAATGAAATGCACAATGAATTGAATAATCAATTAATTATTTCTAAAAACAGATTTGACAGAACTAAAATAATAGTACAAAATCAAGAACCATTAAGGAAATATTATGCCTAATCCCTTTCAGAAGTATTTAACCAAGGAGGATCGTTTACAAAACGCTGTAATGTATTATTTTAAAACAAAATACCCTAAAGCTTTTGTGATTCACGTTCCAAATGAAGGCAAGAGATCACCCTTTGAGAGATACAAATTTAAATACTTGGGGGGGATGTCTGGAGTTCCAGATGTTTTGTGCTTTTCTAAAAACGCAAATAAATGCGGTTTAGCGATTGAATTAAAGGTTGGGTATAATAAGCCAACAGAAAATCAAAAAAGTTGCTTAAAACGCCTTGAAATGCAAAATTGGGCGGTAGGATGGTTCAATGATTTGGATAAAACTTGTAATTTTATAGATAATTACTTTAAAGATGAGTTATAAAGATTATAAAAAAGTGTATTGGAACGAACTGGATCAGCGTATTTGGAGAACTGATACAACTGCAAATAAAATTCCTGTTGTTTATGAATATGTAGGCAATATGACTTTATCTGAATATGAATTATTTATTGAGGTTTTATTTGAATTGTTTGAAGATGAAAAAATTTCATTAGAAAAGTTTGAAGCCTTGTTTGGCGATTTACGGACTTTTTGCGATAGGATTAAAAATCTTGTTGATGATGTTTAATTTTTAATATATTTGTAATGCAAAGTGGAGATTGCAATAAAATATTTTGGTTTGTTAACCTACCCTTGTTTTTAGTGTATTCTCCACAGCACTATTTGCAAGGGTTTTTTAATTATGGAAAATAAAAATTATTTTGCCGTTATTCCAGCTGATGTAAGATATAATAAAAATCTTACTGCAAACGCAAAACTTCTTTATGGAGAAATTACAGCACTTTGTAATGAAAAAGGATTTTGTTGGGCTTCTAATAAATATTTTTCAGACTTGTATAATGTCGATAAGGCAACAATAAGCAGGTGGATAAAACAGCTTGTAAAATACAAATATGTTTCAGTAAAATTAACATATAAAAAAGGTTCAAAAGAGGTTGACAGACGTACTGTCAAAATAATCAATACCCCCCTACAAAATTGTGGGGAGGGTGGTCACAAAATTGTCAAGGATATATATAATCATAATGATTATGTTAATAATACAATTAATAATAGTGTCAAATCAAAAACAACAAAAAACTTTGTTGATTTTCCAGCAGAAGTTCAAGGTTTATTTTTGAATCTAAATAAGCTATTTGATGAAAATTTATTACCTAAAACTAAAGACAAAAAACGGCAATGGGTAAAAACGATTGATGACCTTTGGAGATTAGATAATTATCACCCAAGAAAAGTTTTCACTATTATTGACAGAGCAAGAAAAGACCCATTTTGGAACGAACAATTTCTGTCAATTTTAAAACTTCGTAAAAGAAATAAAGATGGTTTGAAGTATGTTGAATACTTTGAGCATAAATTCGGAAAGGATTTGATGAAAGTTAAATTTGATAAATATCCCAATGTTTAAATTCAAAGTTGATAACCAGGTAATTAAACGGGCCAAAGAATTAGTTTCAAAATTTAATTTTGGTCAAAGACAAACAGCAAACGGAACTAAAGAACAACAAGTTGTTGGATTAATTGGAGAAATTATGATTCGTGATTTATTTAATGCTGGCGATATAGAAGGAGATAATGGTTTTGATGGCGGTTATGATTTAGAATATTTTGGAAAGTTTATAGATGTTAAAACAATGGGAAGGACAACTGATCCAAAACCAGATTTTGTAAATAATTTAATTGAATTACAGATAAATCATAAAGCTGATTATTTTATTTTTAACTCACTAAACAAAAAAAGCAAAGAATTAACTGTTTGCGGTTGGATTTCAAAAAAAGATTTTATTAAGTTAGCTGACCATTTCCCAAAAGGAAGCATCAGGAAAAGAAAAGATGGAACTTCTTTTAAAACATTTTCTGGTTTATATGAATTAAAAAACAAGGATTTAAAAACAACAAACTCACCACAACAACTATTAAAACAATTATTATGATTGATGAATTTAATGCAATAGGGATTTATCCTAAAAATGCACCAGCTGAACAACAGCTGACTTGTCCAAAATGCAGTCACGAACGAAAAAAGAAAACTGCAAAGGTTTTATCTGTAAATATTGACAAGGGGGTCTATTGCTGCCACCATTGCGGATGGACTGGAAACGTAAAGTTTAAACCTAAAAAAGAATTTGTAAAGCCACCAGATACAAAAACGGAACTATCTCCAAGAATGTTGTCTTGGTTTTCCAAGAGGGGTATTTCTGAAGCTACAATAAACCATTGGAAGATTGGTGAATCAACTGAATATTTTCCTCAAATATCAAAAAACAGAAAGGCCATAAACTTTAAATATTACAGGGAAGGCGAATTAATAAACATAAAATATAGAGATGCAGAGAAAAATTTTAAAATGGTTTCTAATGCTGAACTTGTTTTTTATGGTCTTGACCATATTAAAGAAATGGAAAAAATCTTCATTGTTGAGGGAGAAATGGATGCTTTGTCTGTTCAGTACCTAATGGAGCAAGTAAGGGAAATCAAAGACTTGAGTTTTTGGATAATTGCTGGAAATATTTTGAAAATAAGACTGAAATTGTTTTATGTACCGACAATGATGATGCTGGTTTAAGTTTAAGAAATGAACTTGCCAGAAGGTTTGGCCATTACAGGTGTAAATACGTTGATTTTAACGATTTTAAAGACGCTAACGAGGTTTTAATTAGTCAGGGGGCGGAAGTATTAAGAAACACAATAAAAGAGGCTAAAAGCTTCCCTATTGAGGGAGTTTTAAATATTAGCGATATTTGGCAGAACGTTTTAAATTATAATGAAAATGGAATTAAAAACTTTAGTATTAACCTTAATGATAGCGATAATTTTTTCAATGTTGCTTTGGGTGAGTGGTCTGTTATTACTGGAATACCTAATTCTGGAAAAAGTGACGTCATTGATCAGATCTGTTGTAATATGGCAATAAAACAAGACTTTAGGGTGGGTATGTTTGCCCCAGAGTCATTTCCTTATGAGGGGCATATTAAAAGGATTGCAAATAAATTAAATGAGGTTAATTGTAATACTGAAACATTAAATAAAAGCAAGGATTTTATCGAAAATCATTTTTTCTTTGTTAAAATTGACATTGAAAATTTAACCTTAAAAGGCATTCTTGATAATTTCAAACAGTTAGTATTTCAAAAAGGAATTAATATTTGTGTAATTGACCCTTGGAATATGCTTGACCACTCCGCACAAAGAGATCATTCGTATATCGGTAAAATGCTTTCAGAAATAACTCAATTTTGTCAGCAGACAAACACCCATTTATTTTTAATTGCTCACCCAAGGAAAATGGAAATGGAAAATAATATCTATAAAGTGCCGACTCCCTATGATATATCTGGTTCATCTGACTTTTTTAATAAAGCTTATAATTGTCTAACTGTTTACAGAAGTATTGGGGAAAAAACTGCTTTTGATTCGGATGCTGTACAAATTCATGTACAAAAAGTCAAAAGAAAGGAAAACGGAAAGCAGGGGATGTTTATGATTGCTCCTGACTTCAAGCAAGGGGGGGTATATAAAAGCATCAACCCAGAAAAACAAAGATTTACAATTGTTAATGATAATGTACCTTTTTAACTTATGAAAATTTTAAATTTATATGCTTGTTTAGGTGGTAATAGATATAAATGGGATGAAGTAGCAGATGTCCAGGTTACAGCTGTTGAATGGGATGAAGAACTTGCAAAATTATATCAAGAACGATTTCCTAACGACAAAGTTGTTATTGCAGATGCACATCAATATCTTTTAGACCATTATAAAGAGTTTGATTTTATTTGGACTTCCCCCCCTTGTCCAACGCATAGTAGAGCAAGAGGATGGAACACTAAAGTTAAAACTGTATATCCAAGTATGAAATTGTATGAAGAAATATTATTATTAGAAACTGTTTCAAAAGGTAAAGATGCAAGATTTAAAGGAAAATATGTGGTGGAAAATGTAATACCATATTATGAACCATTAATACCTGCACACAAAAGAGGAAGGCATTTATATTGGACTAACTT